GCAATATTTTAGAGCAAGATATTCAGGAGGGCATGTGTAACAAGGACCACAAGGATACGTTTACCCAAGAGCGAACACACCAAAAGGACGGAAAAACGTGTCCTTTATCTATTTCTGAAAAGAAATTGGAAGCAGAAAAAGAAGTGAATAAAAAATGTGATGAATGTATATACGCTCAATAATGCACACAAACGATCACATTTTTCAACCAGCAGACTATGGTGTATTATCAAACATGATGGCTGACACGAATAAAGCAATAACGATTACCATAGGAATATTTGTATTCTTATTTACGCTGTCATTCGTCCTTGTCAATTCAATATCAAAAAAGAGCATACTACAAAATGTCAATATGTTTGATAACTGGAAGAAAATGGCTTCTGATACAACCCACAATATGAATAATAGTAAAATATTCGCAGGTATTATGATTATATTAATGAATATAACGTCTAAATACGTGCCTATCAAACTGGGAAAAACCATGGAACGTTTAATGAAACACTATATCAGCACACCGTTATTAGTATTCACCGTATCGTGGATTGGTACACGAGACCTGTATATAGCGTTCATTATTACGGGATTATACATTTTGTTTGCCGAAATTCTTTTTAACGAAGACAGTTCGTTTTGTGTTCTATCGGAAGAATTCCGTGATTATCACGACCAAATAGAAAAAGAACAACAAGAAAAAAACGAAAAGCTTACAGAAGAAGACGTGATTAAAGCGAAAGCAGTACTGGAAAAAGCCAAGAAACAAAAATTAGATATTATGGAATACGAAGGATATACAATGAAATAACCCCACACGAAAAGAATGTAAAAAGTCGATGCTATGTATAATAAATCATATAGCATGGAATTGGTGGTTGCCCGAAACGAGTTGTGTTATATAGGTGACGATAAGAACGGCTTATTGTACCATATTAAAGACGACATGAAACATTTTCGGAGATTAACCAAAGGACACATCGTGCTTATGGGACGTAACACATTTGAATCGTTACCGAATGGACCGTTGCCTAACCGCATTCATATAGTATTAACACGCAATGCGAATACTGACACGGGGTCTAATACAACAGTCTATTTCAGTGATTTAGAACATTACGAAGAGCTGTTTATGCGTATAAAACAGCCTCAGCAGAAATTATTTGTTATAGGGGGTGGTATCATATATGATTTATTGTGGAAAAAATGCAGTATTTTACATATAACCCATATATGCGATAGTAAAATAGGGAATGTAAAATGGGATGCGTCTTACCACGAAATAGAAGAACAATTTGATAAGAAAGAGAGTGTCTATAAACACTGTGAAGGAAGCGGATTAGATTATATTTTCATTGAATATGAAAAAAAATGCGTCGTTTAGGTAATAATATAATGTAATTATATTATAACGTAATGAATAAAGAAGGTCTCGACCAACCAGAAGAAAGCACGATTGAAGAACAAATACAACAACAACGAGAAGAGCTGACAAAGATTCAAAAAGAATATGATATGGAAATAATCGTTGAACCATTACAGATTATGATGCAGACAAACGTACCATCAAAGCCCAGTTTTGATTTTACAAGTAATCTAATCTATATTCCAGAGAATGCACCACCTATTAAAAGAGAAAGATTGGATAAATACCCATACTTATGTAAAAATTATAAATACCCAGCAACAGTATTAATGAGTTTATCCTATAATGCTATTGTAGAATTCTTCTTCAACAGCGATAAAATGATTTCGATAATGAATAGTTCCAAAGTTCAAAATTTCAAAATGGAAGACCAAACAGAAGTAGAAAAATACAATATACAATTCATGATGAAATCGTTGTTTCCTACGAAATTCTTAATCCCAATTAATTCACACCAAAGCATAGATCACGTATTGAAAAATGATACTTTCCCACACAATTTTTTCTTTAATCCAAACCAAATACGGTATTCGTATATGAACTTTGGAAATGAAACATATACCTTGTCACGAGTTACATGGGTGAATGACTTGTTGAACCATAAGCATTTCAATACGTTAATGAAGAAAACGTATTTTGCAAATAAAGTATTGCGTAAAACCGGAACAGAGGCAAATATTGTGGAATTGCAAAAACAGGAAATGAAAGAAACTATCAATAAAGCAAATACGGGAATTAAAGAAAAGGAACAAGAGTTGGAGAGGGAATATAACGAAAGCATAGAAGTTGTTAAGAGTGGATTACAAGAATATAAAAAAGCTATTTTTGCAGAGGAAGCCAGTTCTGAAGAAGAAGAAGAAGAAGAACAAGACGATGATAATAATGACGATGATAATAATGATGATGATAATAATGATGATGATAGCTATGCGCCATCTGAAGAACCAGTAACCAGGTCAGGCAGAACGAGCCGTCGCCCAACACGCTATATCGGTGGAAATGATGATTACAGTGCTGAGAATCTTACCAAACAGGTAGAAGAACTTAGTAAAGAGTTAATAAAGGAAATAGTAGACACAGGTGTTGAATTTGAAGAACAGAGTATCCTCTTTGTAAGGGATATGTTAGGAATTGATTTAAACAACTATTTCAAACAAAATACAACTCAGCTTCGAAGAACTAAGAAAGAGCTGGATGAAATTAGAAATAAACTTTCCGAATCAATAAAAGAGAACTTTCAGAATGTAACAGATGGGATACAACAATTGAACGATGAAATAGACGTTCTGAAAAAAGATTTAAAAACCAAAAAGGCAAATCTTCAACAAGTTCAACCGTTTGTTGAGAACCCATATGAAAAATTGGAACCTCCTATCAATGTACACAATATTTATTTACGTAATAAGTTAAAAACCAATATGAGTGGTAATATTCGAAGTCAAAACATTACAAATTTTTACGATAAAATATTGCCACTATTTATTCGCGCACGGGATAGAAAAGACAATGAATTGACAAGTGGAAACAAATACTTTAAAAGCTTACTCTATGGTGGTATTGATAAAGATGGCATCCAAGGTAAGGAAATACACGATAACATACAAAAGTTTTATAATAAGATGAACGGTCTTTATAAGAAATACATTACAGGCGATACAAGTGTCAAAATTAATAGAGAACGGGATTTGTTATATACGGGAGTAGACCAATTACATTTTAAGTACCCTAAACCGGGTGTCCCAATGCGTCGAGTGTTTTTTACTATAGAATTAATCGAAGGCGAGGTGAATGATGAAAATAGAGATGCGATTACGTGTCCCTACTCTGGGGAATATCTTGGTGCATTATTTGAGAAAATTTTCTATGGTGGAGATATGTTTGGTTGGAAATTGAAACCAGCAGAGTTTCTATATTCAGTAAAAACAGAAACGGTCGACCGTACGAAAACTGATTTCAACGAGGAAAAACGAGAAAGGGACGATGCCCGCGAAGAAGCAATGCAATTCCGACAAGAAGCAGAACAACCGTTGTTTGAATTAAAAGAATTTACCAAGTTGTTACAACCTGATAAAAAGAACGAAGGTGAAACAATCAAATATGACCAAAATAAGTTTGATGAATTCTTCGAAAAAATAATAAATGATGATCTTATCCAGTCTCTATTTGAAGATGCAGATAAATATGATATAAGACATCCTATAAACAAGAAATTATATATTACTGACCATGAGCCTTCATTACAATTAAACGTAAGAACAAGACTTATAAAAAAAATTGGGACAGATGGGTTATTACAAGAACTTTCGAAATATTATGATACCGATTCGCGTAACATTAACCTAAAAAACAACTGGCAACAGCATAAACAAACACTATTAACCGTTCACGACCAATTGTCAACCAAGACAGACGACCCAGAAATGAATGATGAAGACAGGAGTGATGTAGACAAACAAATCCATATTGCAAAATATTTACTTGCTATTATGAATCACGCAGAGGATATCATAGACCAATTTTTTAGAAACACAATGTAAAAATATAACAAGCATTTGAAAGATTGTTATATTTCTGTAGGATTACTTGAAAACACTATATCTTCAATATGTGTATGTTCTTTAAGAATAGAAACGATACTCTCTTTCATGTATTCCATACTTGAATGTTCGTGTAAAACATTACGAAAATAGTATTTAAATATTCCTACTGCAATGGCTATATCCACTTTTGAAATAATTAAATGTGTTGTTCCTGAGTGGTTAATTGCTTGTATTAGTTTATCCATTTGTAAGTAATTCACGCAGCGTTGTCTCCCAGTTGTTGTTCCAAACTCACATCCTACTTCACCCAGTTTTCGTAATTCTTCATTCTCCATTAACTCGCTTGGGAAATCTGGGTCATATCCAACACGCGTATCGTAAATTTTGACCGCACCGTATATACGTCTTATTTTTTTGGGCGAGAACCCTAAACTACACGCCCCATACGGCAATGTACTGCTACTTGTAACATAAGGGTAATTTCCATATTCAATGTCTAACCAAAACCCTTGTGCCCCTTCACATAAGATAGCACCATATAGTTGTTCGTCCCATAAAAATTCATTAAACGTCTCAGTACAATCCATCACTCGTTTTCCTACACGTAGGTGTTTGTCGCGGTAGCACGGACCTATTCCGTTGCCGGTTGTTCCTAATGTTTTTGAATATTTGTGTTTATCTTCTTCAATATGTTCTCGTGATACTACGTGTGCCCGTGGGGAAATCTTTATGAGAGATGTATCAAAGCCATTTCCTTTTAAATAAGCGACTTCTTCCATAAATGACTCATAGTTAATGACACACCCAGGACCAATGATGGATTGAATACCGTAAAAAATACCAGAAGGAATTAGATGGGTAGAATAACGCTTATTGTCTACATAGACAGTATGCCCTGCATTACTCCCTCCCGACCAACGACACACAAAATCGTATTCCCGACCTTTACTTAACTGCGATACAATCTTTCCTTTGCCTTCATCCCCCCAAGATAGACCACAACAAATATCAACGTATTTTACGTCCATTACCTAAAATAATACTAATAAAAAAATTATATTTAGGGTACGAATATAATTTTTAATTAAGGTTTATGGATAGATGTGTCTGTGAATTTGCTGTATGTTTTTTATTATTTATTCAGTTTTAATTTTCCACCCACAAATGTCCCAATTTCATCCCCAATGTCATCTTCATCATCTTCATCTTTTACGCATTCATATACGGTCCCGTTCATACGGTCAGTAGTATAGTAGTTTGTTCCCTTGATGGTTACAATATATACTTCCTCTTCCTCTTCCTCTTCCTCTTCCTCTTCCTCTTCTTCTTCT